GGTTGCCAATGAGAGCCAACAATCTGCTCAAAAAAGAGGCACTCATAGGCAACATGATAGGCAACACAATGAGGTTGCACTAAACACCGAAATAACACTAAGTAAGGAATATATAAAGGTTTTAGATAAACATAAGATTAAAGGTTTAAATAAAGAGGAAATACTTAGGTTAACTTCTATGCAACAGTTAACACATGAACAATTAGATGCTGATATTGCAATGTTGTTGAACTTGTATCACGCTGAAGGGTTGCCAATTCCACAACCTGGGATGCTGATTGACTCCATCATGCAGCTGCACAAGGATGCTGGAGCGATAGGCGATGCCATTTAAACGCGATCTAAGGTACCGCCAAGGCGTTATCGATAGCAGGGTAATAGGCAGACATGGGTCAAGGCATTCAGCAACTTGTAGCGCCTCTATTCGCATCTGTCCAAATCGCAATCGAACGTATGGGTTTTGGACACCGGGGTCGCTGGAGGTGTCCGCAAAAGGCAGGGGGGGTTATCGACGTGTCCACATTTGATCGCAGGCTGGCACAGCTGCCCAGGGAAACGATTGCGTTGTCACTATGGTATGTATGTTGTCAGAAAGGCACCCCTTTCCCCCCACCCCCAGCCGTAGCGTGGCGGGGACTTCCCACAATTTTTCCCCACTTTTTTAAGCTGTGGGTTTTGGTGTAACTTTAGGAGGTTATTAAAATGTCATATGAAACAAAGTACGAGAAGAAGCCTGGTCAGGGTAGCGCTTTTGCCAACAAGGACAAGAAGGAGGATTGGCACGCTGACTTCAAGGGTGATGTGTTGTTGCCTGATGGCACGTTGCACTGGCTTGAGGTGTCGCCAGCGACGACTAGGGCGGGTGATCCTTACTTCAAGATTAAGATTGGTAATGTTAAGGTGCCGAAAGCTGGGATGACTGCGCACAATGAGGCCAAGAGCAATGGCTACCAGCCCCAGCCCCAGCCGCAGGTGTCTAACCCTGATGATGATATTCCCTTCTGATGGCCGGCCCTAAGCAATCTCGGGTGATCCCGCCGGTGACGAACTGGGGCGGGACGCGCTCGATTCAGCGTCGGCTGGAGCGCTCCAATACCTTAATTCAGAATCGGGAGGCGGTCAGCTATGCTTTGTTGTGCATGGCCAATACCAAGATCACGGACATCATGACTTGGGACGAGGATGGCAATGTAAAGGTCAAGGCTGCTCACCAGATCCCAGAGGCTGCCCTGCAGTCGATTAAGAAGGTGTCTGTGCGTACTGACAAGGATGGCAACAGCTATCTTGATATTGAGCTCTATGACAAGGTTGGCGTGCTGCGGTTGCTGGCCAAGGCGTCTGGCTTACTGGATAACCCAGATGAGAACGACAAGCCGTCTGTGATTGATGTCAACGTGGTAGCGCCATCAACGGGGGAGTAATGAAAAGGATCTTTCTCCTGCTGTGCTTAGTTGCCGGGTCTGCCAATGCGTCTGAGCTGGTCTGGTCAGATGCGGCTGGTGTTGAGTATGTGCTAACCCAAAAAAGAAGCCCGTTTTATTGCATTGGTTCGCATGAGATGTACACCATTGACCAGCATGGCAATAGTCGATCCGGCTGCTGGGTAAGGCGACTTGACTTTGTATATGTGTATTTCAACGACACCAAAGAGATTGAAGATCCGCTTGTGTTCAATTTAGCCAAGTTTGAGCGCCGGGTCATCAGCGCAGGTCAGCCACCACAATCGCCAAGCAAAACGATTAGTTTGCCAAAATGACTTTATGGAGGAAACGTGTCAAAAACAAAAGAGCAGTCAAGCAAGACGGTATCGAGCGAGGGTCTCCGGTTCGACTTCTCGCAGAGCCCGGTGATCTACGATTTCTTCCAGAGCAACGCTTTTGTGCAGGGGATCATGGGGCCGGTGGGATCGGGCAAGAGCTACGGCTGTGCGGCCAAGATCTTCACCAAGGCCATCCAGCAGAAGCCTTCACCCATCGACAACATCCGCTACACCCGCTGGGCGGTGGTCAGAAACAGCTACCCAATGCTGAAGACGACGACGATTAAGACCTGGCTGGATCTCTTCCCTGAATCTACCTTCGGGCCGATGCTCTATACCCCGCCAATTACCCACCATATCCGGCTGCCTGCCCGTGGTGAAGCCGCAGGCATCGACATGGAAGTCATCTTTCTGGCGCTGGATCAGCCCAAGGATGTGCGGAAGCTGCTCTCGCTGGAGCTAACAGGTGCCTGGGTCAATGAAGCCCGTGAGCTGCCCAAGGCGGTGATTGACGGCCTGACCCATCGGGTTGGCCGGTATCCAACCAAGCGCGACGGTGGCGCTACCTGGCACGGCATCTGGATGGATACCAACCCGATGGATGACGACCACTGGTGGCACAAGATGGCCGAGAAGGAAAAGATGACCGGGCAGTACGCCTGGAAGTTTTGGAAGCAGCCAGGCGGTATCCTGGAGGTCGATCCCGCCGATCTGCCGGATAACCCCGAGGCCAACGATCACATTTTCTCTGCCGGTAAGTGGTGGTGCGTGAATCCTAAAGCCGAGAACGTCAACAACCTGCCGGGTGGCTACTACCAGCAGATGCTCTTGGGTAAGAACTTGGATTGGATCAAGTGCTATGCCGGCGGCCAATACACCTATGTTCAGGAAGGTAGACCCGTCTGGCCTGAATACAACGACTCATTGATGTCGGGTGACACCGATGTATCGCCTGATGTGCCGATCCAGCTGGGTCTAGACTTCGGATTGACGCCGGCGGCCACCATTGGCCAGCGCTTGCCCAACGGTCGCTGGATCATCCACCATGAGATCGTCACCTTCGACATGGGGCTCGAGCGCTTTGGCATGCAGCTGCTGGCTGAACTCAACGCCAGGTTCCCCAACCATCAGGTCATGATTTGGGGCGACCCCGCCGGTATGCAGCGAGATGGTATCTATGAGGTCACCGCATTTGATTATCTAAGGACGCTCGGCCTCAGAGCCCAGCCCACCGCCAGCAATGACTTCAAAGTACGCCGAGAGGCATCTGCAGCGCCCATGCAGAGGTTGATCGACGGCAAGCCTGGCCTTATCGTCAACCGCAACTGCAAGCTGCTTAGAAAGGCTTTGGCAGGCGGCTACCACTTTAAGCGCGTGGCAGTCGGCGCCGGCCAAGAGCGGTTCAGGGACGCACCCAATAAGAACGAACACTCACACATTGGTGACTCGTTTGGGTACCTGATGCTCGGCGGCGGTGAATACAACCGCATGACCCGCACCCACCAGCTCGGCGGCAGAGCACCCGGCATGAGTCTCGCAAAGATGGACTTTGATATTTTTGCGTGATTTATATATCGCTTATATGTTTACTCTTGCAAGCTGTTGAAAATGAAATAGAATTACCTTGATTGTATTTATTGGGGGTGATCATGGCATTTCCGTGGGTTGCTGCAGCTATATTGCTTGGCAGCGCTGTTCAAGCCGGTGAGGCAAGAAGATCTCGCAAGGACGCCGAACGTCAACAGACGCAGGCATTGGCGCAGCAGCAGGCAGATGCGTTGGCTATGCGCAATGAGATTTCGCGTCAAACGGCTGAGTACGCCAAGCAAGGCGCGTCGCTCGAGCAGCAGGCGCAGACAGCGCGTCAACAGTTTGAATCCCAGCAGCTGCAGTACCAAGAGAATCGGCTGGCGATGGAGCAAAAGGCCAAGGAAGTGCAGGCAGCAGCTGACGAAGAGCGCAGAAAGGCTGCGACATCTGAGGCATCTGCACTGCGGGCTAGGACTCGCGGTGGCCGCCGTGCGCTGCTGTCTCAAGAGCGCCTGACGCCTGAACTGGGTATCGCCGCAGCTGAACTATCACCCGGCATGAGGATGCAATAATGGCCAAGGCACCACGCTTTCGCAGAATGACGGACATCGACCGTCTGGCGCAGCAATACACTCGCAGCATCAACGAGCTGACCGGACAATACGAAACATCTTTTGGCGACTATCAAAAGCAGGTTGCCCAGCAGATGGCTCCGTTTGAGGAAGCGTCGGCGAAATACAAAACCGAAGCGCTGCCAACCTATGAGCGCCAAGCTGCCGATTACAGAGCCAGGCTCGGGCAGTATCAGTCGCAGCTGGAAGACATCCAGAAAAACCCCAGCGAGATGATAAACGCGCCATTTAGACAGGCCGGCAGAAGTGGTCGCGTGTACACCATCGACGGTCGGGAATACGGCGAACGCAACCTGCCTGAAGGGTATTTTATTGAGGCGGTCGTTACTGGCAAGGCCGATAGAAAAAATCGATCCGGCCAAGTTATTGGACAGTCTGACATTACTGAAGATAGGTTATTCCGCACCAAAACCCTGCCCGGCTTTACAGAGAAGGCGCCGACAGCGCCAACCGCACCAACAGCGCCAGAGGTTGCTGGATTTGATGCGTCGCAGTTTGAGCAGCGCCGTGGCCAGCTGCAGGAAGAGTATGGCCGCGAAGTCGGAGAGCGCCGCGCTGGAAGGCTGGCCGCTGTCTCTCGCCGCAGCCGCAGACCAATGCTACAAGGAGCTTAATCATGCCTGGTGATTACAAAATGAAAGACAAGGTTTCCAAAGTCATGCGCGAGTACAAGGCCGGCAAACTGAAGTCATCCAGCGGCGACAAGGTCAAGTCACGCGACCAGGCGGTTGCCATTGCTCTATCTGAAGCCGGCATGAGCAAGGAGAAGAAAAAATGAAAGAGGTATGGGATAAGCCGCGACCCAAAGACCTGGGCAAGCCAAAGGAACTATCGTCATCCGAGAAGCGCATGGCGATGCGTAGAGCCAAGGCTGCAGGCAGACCCTATCCTAATTTGATCGACAACATGGCAGCAGCGCGGGAGAACAAATGAAAGTAGAAGTGTCCATCGAGAAAGAGTACGAAGAAGAGGAAGACACGGTTGAGCTGTCCAAGCTCCCGCCCGAACTTCGTAAGAAGATCCTAAAGTACATGGCGGCCAAGAAACCAGAAAAGCCCATGCGTGGCTTGAAGGAAATGATGGACGAGGCCGAGCTCGAGGAAGAGGAAGACTAATGTTGCGCGACCCAGAGGGCGGGCTGACCGAGGCTGGCCGGCGCAAGTTTGAGCGGTCTGGCGAAAGCAAGAACCTCCAGCCTGGCGTCAAAGACAGCAACCCTGTGGGCGAACGAGCGCGACGTAAAGGATCTTTCCTGACTCGGTTCTATACCAACCCGAGCGGGCCGCTAGTTGATGAAGATGGCGAGCCAACCAGGTTGGCACTGGCCGCCAATGCATGGGGTGAGCCGGTTCCGCGCAGTGCGGGGGCTGCAGCCAGGTTGGCCGCCAAAGGGCGCAACTTGCTGGAAAAGTACAAGTTAAACAAGGACGACTGACATGGAATACCAGAAACCCGTCGGAGGCATGAGGCTCAAGCCCGATGAGATCATGAAACGCCAGGAACTCGCCCAGCGCAAGAAGGACGAGTTTCAGCAGCTCTATCAAGATGCCTACGAGTTTGCCCTGCCACAGCGCCAGCTCTATGGCGTATGGGAGGGTTCGGCAACCGGCAGCAAAAAGATGCAGCGGGTATTCGACTCAACCGCCATCAACTCCACTCAACGGTTTGCTAACCGGCTGCAGTCTGTTGTTTTCCCACCACAGCGCAAGTGGGCAAGGCTGGAGCCTGGTCCGTCGATTCCATCTGACCGCAAGCAGCAGCTGCAGGCAGTGCTGGATGTCTACGGCGAGCAGATGTTTGCTGTATTGAAGCAGTCAAACTTTGACATTGCGATTGGTGAATTCCTGCTGGATCTGGCGGTCGGCACGGCCTGCATGATGGTGCAGCCTGGTGATGATGTGTCGCCGATTAACTTTATCCCAGTGCCAATGTTCCTTGTTTCCTACGAGGAAGGCGCGAATGGTCAGGTCGATAATGTTTACCGCCGCATGCGAATGAAGGGCGAGAGCATTCAGCGCCAGTGGCCAGACGCCAAGATACCAGACCAGCTCAAGCGCCAGATTGAGCAGAAGCCCACAGACGACATTGAGCTGCTGGAAGCCACAATCTTTGACCAGAAGCGCGGCGATTACTGCTATCACGTTATCTGGAAGCAAGGCAAAGATGAGCTGGTCTATCGCCGTCGCAGCACTTCGCCCTGGGTAATCTCACGTTACATGAAGGTCGCTGGTGAGATCTATGGCCGCGGCCCGCTGATGACTGCCTTGCCAGACATCAAGACGTTGAACAAGGTCAAGGAGCTGCTGCTAAAGAATGCCAGCCTGGCTGTTGCCGGCGTCTATACGGCTGCAGACGATGGCGTTTTGAATCCCAACACCGTCAAGCTGGTGCCTGGCGCGATTATCCCTGTGGCTCGCAATGGCGGTCCACAAGGACCAGCCCTGCTGCCACTGCCACGCTCGGGTGACTTTAACGTCAGCCAGCTGGTGATCAACGATCTGTCAGCAAACATCAAGCGCATCCTGCTGGACGAGTCTCTGCCGCCGGACAATATGTCTGCCCGGTCGGCTACTGAGATTGTTGAGCGCATGAAGGAACTTGCTCAAAATTTAGGCAGCGCCTTTGGTCGTCTGATCAACGAAACCATGATTCCCCTGGTCGCCAAGATCCTCGAGGTGATGGACGAGCGCGGCCTGATCGACATGCCGCTGCGAGTCAATGGGCTCGAGGCCAAGGTGGTGCCGGTGGCTCCGCTGGCGATGGCTCAGAATATGGAAGAGGTCAACGCAATCATCCAGTACACCCAGCTAATGCAGGCATTTGGCACCGATGGGGCGATGGCCATTAAAACTGACATGGTAGTTGACTACATTGGCGACAAGCTGGGCGTGCCTGCTGCGGTTCGCAATACGGCAGCCGAGCGTGCAGTGCTGATGGAGACAATGCAGCAGCAACAGCAAGAGGCGGCAATGGCGCAGGCAATGGCCATGCAAGCCCAGGCTGGCGCCCAACCAGGATTGCCGGCACCTGAAGGGATGGCGCTTTGAGAAAAGGAATGGACAAGAAAAGCCCGCTTGGCCGCGCTTACAAAATATGGTGCCAGATGAGGTACCGATGCAAGTCGCTGGCCAAATACGCGGGCATTACGGTGTGCGAGCGTTGGCAATCATTTGACAACTTTTTGGCTGATATGGGATTACCAAAAGAAGGTCAAAGCATTGACCGCATAGACGGTCAAGCTGGCTACGAGCCGAGCAACTGCAGATGGGCTGATGTGACTACGCAAAATAGAAATAGAAAGAATGTGAAACTGTCCGAAGACGCCGTGCGCCGCATACGCGAACTAGCAAGAAGCGGGGTTTATCAGCGCGATATTGCTGCTGAGTTTGGCGTTGACACATCCGCAATTAGTCTTGTTGTTCGAAATCGAATCTGGAAAGACATTTATGTCATGGGATGAGCTTGATGCGATTCTCTCCGACGTTCGCCCGGTAGAGCAGCAGCGGGAAGATCTCTCGCGGCTGTGCCTGCGGGTGTTTGGCTCAGAGGATGGCCAGAAACTGCTGCAGTGGCTGCGGCAAATGTATGTGGATGTCCCCGTCGCCGTGCCGGGTACAGACCCCTCACACGCTTTCTTTGCCGAAGGGCAGAGGACTGTCGTGCGGGATATTGAAGCACGGATACAACAAGCGAGGAATTTATGATTGAAACGGCAACTGCCGAGCCCGGTAATTCCGGCCTACTCGACAGCGTCACAGTCGAAGACTCAAATCAACCAGATCAAAACAGCCAGGCTGTTCAGATCGACCACAAGCAAAGGGATGCATCAGCACCAGAGCCAGAAGATCCACTCGAGCGGCCAGACTACTGGCCAGAGAACTTCTGGAACAAAGACACCAACGAGCCGGATCTTGAGGGTATTGCCAAATCCTGGCGGGATCTTCGCGGCAAGATCAGCAAGGGCGCCCACAATGCCCCGGCAAATGGCCAATATGATCTATCGTCGTTTGGCGAGCAGGCCAACGACAACCCGATTGCCACTACCCTATCCGGCTGGGCGAAGGACAATGGCTTGTCCCAGGCTCAGTTTGACGATCTAGCAACACAACTGCAAACACAGGCGCAGGAAATTATGTCCGGTGAGGTAATTGACCCGGCTGCCGAGATGAAGCAGCTAGGACCCAATGCCAACGCGGTGGTCAATGGCATGGTCGATTGGGCTCGCGGCCTGGTAAACAAGGGCGTCTGGTCAAAAGATGACTTCGAGGAATTCAAGATCATGGGCGGCACAGCCCGTGGTTTGACTGCCTTGATGAAAATCCGCAGTGCATACGAAGGACGGGTGCCTATTGAGTCAGCGCCAGTTGAGGGAGCCCCATCCAAGGAGGAGCTCTACGCAATGGTGGGTGATCCCAAGTACCACACAGACCCTGCCTACCGGCAGAAGGTTGAGCGAATGTTCCGAACTTACATCCCGGAATAATCAAGAACCCGGCAAGTGCCGGGTTTTTCTTGCCTTTTCCTTAAATGTCAATACAATACCAACAAGGCCCACCGGGCAACCGACCCTGACTTGTAGTGAGATGCTACCGATTGGCTGCCGTAAACAGCAAGCACAGGCCCGCATAAGCGGCTCACCGACGCGCAAAACCACTGACTAATCAACTGAATGAGGTACACAAATGGCTATTTCTTTATCTAATGCCTTTGTCACGCTATTCGATGCTGAAGTCAAACAGGCTTACCAGGGCAAGGCTATGCTGGTTGGTGCTGTGCGTCAGCGTCGTGGTGTCGAAGGCTCCACTGTTAAATTCCCTAAAGTCGGTCGCGGCGTGGCTACTGCCCGCGTGACTCAGACTGATGTAACCCCGATGAACGTCGGATTTTCCAATGTGACTTGCACGCTGTCCGATTGGAATGCCGCTGAGTACAGCGACATCTTCTCGCAGCAGAAGGTCAACTTTGACGAGCGCTCAGAACTTGTGCAAGTTGTTGGTAATGCAATTGGCCGCCGCCAGGATCAGCTGATCCTCGACGCGCTGAACGCTGCTTCCAGCACCGGCACCGTGGCAAACTCAATTGGTGGCTCGAACACCAACATGAATATTGCCAAGCTGCGCGAAGCTGCAAAGATCCTGAATACCAAGAACGTGCCGTCGGATGGCCGCAACATTATCATCCACGCAAACTCCTTGGCATCTATGCTCGAGCAGACTTCGGTAACCTCCTCGGACTTCAATAGCGTTAAGGCGCTGGTGCAGGGCGAAATCAACCAGTTCTTGGGTTTCACTTTCCACGTTATTGGTGACCGCACTGAAGGTGGCCTGCCAATCGACGCCTCCTCGGATCGTACTCTGTTCGCTTTCCACAAGGACGCTATCGGCTACGCTGAAGGTATCGCACCACGCACTGAGATCAACTACGTTCCCGAGAAGACATCTTTCTTGGTCAATGCTTTGTTCAGCGCTGGTGCAATCGCCATCGATTCCGAAGGTATTGTTAAAATCACCGCCCGCGATACTGCGGCAGCGGCTTAAAGGAGGGCTGAAACATGGCATTCTCAAGCACTGGTCTTGTGACCGTATGCGCTTCTAAATCTGGAAATGCGCCCAACATGTATCTGTACAAGACAGCAGATACCCAGGCCACGGTCAACACCGTGAGCTACTTCGACAGCATTGCATCGCTGTTGAATGTTGGTGACATCATCTTTGTCTATGACTCCACTACCCCGAGCCTGGTGTTGACCTACGTCAATGCCGTGTCTTCGGCTGGTGTGGTTGACATCGCTGACGGCACCACCGTGAGCGCAACTGACACCGACTAATTGGTGGTCAGTCAACTGGGCCAGTTTCTGAGGATTCTCGGAGGCTGGCCTTTCTTACTTTAGGGGTTTATATGGCAGCAGGCGATACTGGAGTTTCGATCTGTTCCGATGCGCTGATTATGTTGGGCGCGAAGGCAATTACGTCTTTCAATGACGGAACAGACGAAAGTTCAGTCTGCGACCGTTTGTATCCAGACATTCGGGATTCGACCCTGATGATGTATCCGTGGTCATTCTCAATGAAGAAGATCGCGCTGGCACGCCTGGTAACAACACCTACCAGTTTCTGGAAATATGAATATCTGCTGCCGGGCGACCGACTTGGCAACCCGCACTCAGTGCGCGATAGTGCCGCAGTTGGTAATTTTCTCAGCGTTGATTGGGAGATCCAGGGCGACAAACTGCTAACCAATCTGGAAGCGGTTTACATTGATTACCAGTACCAAACACCTGAGTACGCAATGCCGCAATACTTTGTGCAGCTGCTCAAATACCAGGTTGCCTGGCACATTGCCGAGCCCATTACCGAACAAGGCGAGAAGACATCCCGCTGGAGACAGGTCGCCCTGGGCGAGCCCAGCGAAAATGGGCGCGGTGGTTACTTCCGGCAGGCTGCAGTCATTGATGGAAAGAATCAGCCGGTTCGCGTCATTGAGGATTACACACTTGTTGCTGTGAGGAACTGATGCGCTTTGTTGACTTCCAGACCAACTTCAGCACCGGCGAGCTCGACCCGTTGTTGCGTGCGCGGGTTGATCTGCAGCAGTATGCCAATGCGCTGGCCAAGGCAACCAATGTCCTGATCCAGCCGCAGGGTGGCCTACGCCGTCGCCCAGGCACAAAGCACATCCTTGAGCTGCCAAACACCAGCACGGCATCTGCCGGCAATGGCGTGCGTTTGATCCCATTCCAGTTTTCCGTGGATGACAGCTACATGCTGTGTTTTACGCACAATCGCATGTACATCATCAAAAACGGTGCGGTACAGGCCAACATCAATGGCAGCGGAAATAACTATCTGACAACAACAATTGGCTCAAGCATTGTTGATGATATGTGCTGGACGCAGTCGGCTGACACGCTGATTGTCGTGCATCCTGACCTGCAGCCGGTGCAGATCCAGCGCACCAGCGACACAGCCTGGACGGCCACAACAATCACGTTTGACAGCATTCCAAAGTATGCTTTTGAACTCGATTCGCATATTCATGTCGGAAGCGTTCTATCTGTAAGCGCTGTGTCTGGCAATGTAGAACTTACTGCAACCAACACAAATCACACAACAGGAACTGCTCAAGCTGGTTCATCAAACACAATTACACTGAAATCTGCGTCAAGCGCCACAGATGATATTTATGTGGGCATGTTTATAGAAATTACTGCCGGAACAGGAGCTGGTCAAACCAGGCTGTGTGAGGATTATGTTGGATCAACCAAGGTGCTAGAGGTGAATCCAGCATGGACAACAGCCCCAAACAACACAAGTCAATATGAAATTTCGTCATTTAAAGCGGCTGCAGTTAATCAATATGTTAACGCCCAACCACAGGGAAGAGCGAGAATTGTTGAGGTTTTAAGCGACACGAAAGTTAGGGCTGTTACCGAATATCCATTTTTTTCAACTTCCAATATTGACGCTGGCAAATGGGAAATTGAGCATGGATATGAGGATGTGTGGAGCAGCACCAAAGGCTGGCCGAGGTCGGTAAGTTTTCACGAAGGCCGGCTCTACTTTGGCGGCAGTAAGTCGCGGCCATCAACTATTTGGGGCAGCAAGATTGGATTGTTTTTTGAGTTTGTCCCGAATGAATCATTGGATGACGATGCGGTGGAAGCCACGCTGGACACCAACGAGCTCAACGTCATTACCGACATTATCAGCTCGCGTGACTTCCAGGTATTTACAACTGGCGGTGAATTTGTTGTGCCGCAGCAGGGAACCGAGCCGATCACGCCGCTGACATTTACTTTCAAGAACGTCAGCCGCAACGGCATCAAGCCTGGCACCCGCGTGCAATCCGTGGAGTCTGGCTCTGTGTTTATCCAGCGCCAGGGAAAATCACTGAACGAGTTTGTGTTTACGGATGTGCAGCTAACCTATGTGACGCAGCGTATTTCACTGCTGTCTGGCCACCTACTCAAAGGCCCGCAGCGGATTGCTTTGCGACGTGCGTCGAGCACCGAGGAAGCCGACCTTCTGCTGATGACCAACACAGACGACGGCAGCATGGCTGTGTTTTCTATGTTGCGCAGCCAGCAAATAACGTCGCCATCTGAGTACACCACCGACGGCGAGTTCGTTGACGTCGGCGTGGATGTCACGCAGATTTACTGTGTGACCAAGCGTGTATTCAATAGCGTAACAAGGTACTTTATTGAGCGCTTTCAGGATGACCTGTATACAGATTGCGCTTTTGTGGGCGGAGCTGCTGCCAGCGCATCTGGCCTGCCGCATATTGGCAAGGCGCTGGATGTGATTACCGACGGTGTGCCACAGTCTGATGAGACTGTCAGCGGTGGCGGCTCAGTGACGTTTGATCGGGCATCAACCGTCAGCTATGAGGTTGGCCTGCCGATTACGGTCTACGTCAAAACCATGCCTGTTGAGATCAAGCTGCAGACCGGCAGCCGGGTATCCTTTAAGAAGCGCATTGTTGAGATTAGCGCGGTGCTGGAAGAGACACAAAACCTTGTGATCAACAATCAGCCGGTGGCATTTAGGTTGCTGGATAATCCTTTGCTGGACGATCCAGAGCCGATCTTTACCGGCATCAAGCGGGTCAATGGCGTGCTGGGATACAGCCGGGAGCAGGCCATTGAGGTATCGCAAAACCTGCCGCTCAAGATGAATTTGCTCGGCCTCGATTACCGCGTGGCTGTTCATTCGGGGACATAAAATGGCTGATGAAACATTACTTGGATTGACAGGCGGCCAGGTAGTTGCTGGAGCTGGGCTGATTGCCTCTTATGGCGCTGCACAGGCACAGCAGGCTGCTGCTATTCAGCAACAAACAGGCTACCTTCTGCAGGCACGCGATAACCTTGCGGTCGCTGAAGTTCGTGCCGAAATGTCGCAGCAATATGCACAAATTCAATCTGGCAGGATTTTAAAAAAAGCAGAAATTGAAGCACGCAATTATCAGATTGCCGGCAACCAGCTATTGAAAAACTTGCGGTCTGTAAATGCTACGGCCAGAGCTAGGGCTGCGGCCAGTGGCGTTGCATTTGGCGAAGGAAGCGCTGCGGCAGTTCAACTTGAGAACGTGCGAAATACCATGTTTGATGTTGGTATTACCGATCTGAATGCTTTGACTGCCAAGGTACTTGGTTTTGAGGATTCAGCCGCAATGCTTCAGTCAACAGAATATCAAAACTTCCTGAATGTATTTGCGGCACAGCGTCAGGCTGGCCAATATACTCAAGCAGGCGCAGCAGCTCGTCAGCAGGGCGGGTTGCTGGCTGGGGCGACATTGACTCGCGGTGCAGTTGAGTTTGCTCAAAATGTATATAGAGGCTAGACAATGGCAACAAGAATTGAATCTCGAGGAATTCAAATAGCAGCTCCTGGTGGCGCTCCGATGGAACGTGTTGTGCCGCAGCAAGTTGATTACATGGTGGCTGCCCGCGAAGAGGCTCGAGGCGCTAGCACAATGGCTGACATTCTTGACCGCATGTCGCAGAGTATATCTGGCATGGCAAAGGATATGGCGCAAGAAGAGGCGCTAAAGTTTGCCGCCAGCAGGCCAATTACTGATGACCAATTACAGCTGGCCAAAGATGGTATGCCATCTGCTATTCCTGGTGTTGGCAAACTTGGCAGCAGCTCTACTGCCTACGGCAAAGCATTGCAAAAAGCACGGATGTTTCAACTGTCTGGCCACTTTGAAATGGAAGGCCGCAATGAACTTACCAAGCTGCTGGTAGATGTGCAGAATGGGAAGAAAACATCACAAGATGTTGCTACAAAAATTGACAATGTTACTAATGGTTATGCCAAGTCATTGGCGCAAATTGACGGCGAGGCTGCCATTAAGTTTCGTGCGACGATGGCAACGCATGGCAATACAGTT